AATCATCTACTTTAGTTTTATCTTGTTCTAATTTTATTAATGTAGTATTTAATGTTTGAATTTCATTTTCATGTTTTGCTACAGTGCCAGTATAATCTGTCTTTTTATGTTCTTTAATTAATACTGATATATCTTTACTTTCTGCATTAGCAATATTATATAAACTTTCAAATACATTAATATCTAAAAACTGCGCTAATAAATCTTTACGATCCTTTTGGCTCATATCAATAAATGCAGTATTGTTATTTTGTAATGATAATGAAGTTAAAATAAAATCTTCGTATGTACCTACATACTTACGAATAATATTATTTGTATCACTACGTTCTTGACCATTTAAATATATCGAATCTCCGTCTTCATTTACATACCAAAAATCAATTTCTACTTTTACATGACCCGATTTAGTACGTGTCGCGGACTTTTCTATAAAATAATCTACTCCGTCAATTTCAAAATTAAATTTACAATGAAATGAATCTTTTTTATTATTCATTACATTTACTGCTTTAAATGCTCTTGCACATTTATCAAATATACAATATGAAAGAGCTTCTAATAACGTAGATTTACCGCTTGCATTAGGAGCAAATATACCATACGTACCTTTACAATTTGTAAAATCAATTACGTTATTTTCTCCATAAGAAAACATATTCGAAAATTCAAACTTCTTTGGCAACCAAATAATATTACGAGTAATATCGGCTGCAACTAAACTACTATTTGTCTTTCGATTTATATGCCTAACGCCGTCTAAAAATGTATCGTCGAGGTTAAATTTCTGCTTTAAATAGTCATAGATTAGCGTATTTTGGTTTTCAGGATCGCGGATATCACCTATATCTATTTTCTTCGAGGTCGAGCGTTTATGAGCAAAATCGTTAGTTTTTTGTATTACTACTTCAACTACATTATATTTTGTTTTGAAATCAGCAAGTATTAAATTTACTACATCCGATTCCGTATCTTTAACTCGTATTCTTAAATGTACATTTTTAGGTAAATTATCATATGAAGCATGTTTTCCATTATCAATATCTAATGTATAAAAACAATAGTCATTTTGTATGTGAATATATTCAGATGATTTATCATTTAAATTCCATACAAGTATTCCGTGACTTAATCCTTCAGAATGATTTTGCTGAATTAAACTTCCTGCATAAGCAATTGTCTTTTTATAATCTAAATACTGAACTTTATGAATATCTCCTAATAAAACTAAATCATATCCAGCAAACGTATCATTGTTAACATGTTTATTTTCTAACTTAAATCCAACATCCGTAGTAGCATTATCTACCGATCCATGATGTAATGCAATTTTATAAGAAGCATTAAATGAATCTGATTTAATATAATCAACTGCTTTATCGAATACGGACATTACTGCAAAATGTTTATCTGCTATTTCGTATACGTCTGACTCTTTTAAGTAAAATAAATTAGGATGTTTAAGAGCATTTACAATCGGACTTAAAGCATCTAATCTATTTTTATTATTTAAGTTACAATCATGGTTTCCTGTAATTAAAATAGTGGGCAATTCATCTGCCATCATTTTAAAAAATTCTTGTACAGCTTGAATTAATTCCGGAGTCATATCCGTTTTAGCATGCACAATATCACCAGCTAAATAAATTATACTATTTGGCGTTTTTGTAGATGAAATATATTCTTTTAAACGAATAAATACTTCTTTGTATTCAGAATGACGTTTAAGATTTCTAATATGTACGTCTGCAATATGATAAATTTTATCAATTGAAGATAATCCTATGTCTATTTTCATAATGCTAATTTTAATGATATTAAATCTGAAAAAGAAAATGGTTCTGTATTTTGTATAATACTTTTCATTTTAACAAATCCGATATCGGATGGATCTTTTTCATTTAAGTTAACGAAGTAAACTGTTATTCCACTATTAATGAAATATTCTGCATGTTGCAAAGCTTGCTTTTGAGCATCTTTATCCAAGCATATATACAATTCTTTTACGTTGTTTTTTATAATTTTCATTTTTAAGTCTTCACTAATAGTTTTTCCAAATAATGGAATTGCATTACGTTTAATTGCTATTGCATCAAACGCACCTTCTACTAAAACTAAAGGCAAGTCCCAACTTAATAAATTTTCAAATCCTACTATATTTTTACTTACTTCAGGATTTTTATATCGAAAAGATTCTGCATCATAATATGTTCTAGATACAAAATAATTTAATTTGCCATTGCAATTATATGATGGAATAATAATTTTTTTAGCATATTCTCCTTCTTCACAATATCCTATATTATACTTAATAATATCATGTACACTTATATTTCGTTTTTTAAGTAAATAAAATAATGCATTTTTATATTCTACTGAAGGCCTTTTTATATACAACGGATGAAATTCGTTAGGCAATTTAACTTGCTCTGCAGTATCTTGTATATTAACTTTTGTAGGAGATATTTGAAGTATACGATATAATTCAGTAAACTTTTGTTTATCTACATTTAATGCTTTAAATAATGTAGTTACTTTTTTACCGGCTTTATTACATACCCAACAGTGCCAAGGATTTTCTGCTTTATCGTTTGTTAATAATTGTACTTCTAATTTTCTTTTTTGTGTATTGCAAAATGGACAATGAAATGCTGCATTGCCTTTATTCGTTGATTTAGCTTTACCTAAAACAGATTGAAGTAACTCCAATAATCTAGTTTGTTCCATATATGGCTCTAATATATAAAAAATATATCGTTATTCAAACCAAGATTCAGGAATTGTTTTTTCAGCCCAAGGAATACCAATTTTATCGGCATAATCACCGTATGTAGTTTTAGAATTTTTGCTAATTTTATTTTTAGCATTTTGAAATAAAATTCTAATATCTAATTCAGGATGTTGTTCTTTTACTAATTTAAGTTTTTTTCGATCGGCTGTAACCCAACGACCTTTTGTTTCAATATATAATATACGTCCTTCTGATTTATTTATTTTAAAATCGGGAGTATACTTATGTAAAGTTTCTGGAATAGTATATGCGATTTTGTCTACTTCATAACCAAAATTAACTTTTTTAGCTGCTAATGCATCGGCTATTCTTTCTTCTAAACCACTTTTAAAACCATATTTTTTTGCAACCGCTTCTTTGGATAACTTTTTTCTTTTCATACTATTGATCAAATTTTACGATTATATTTAAATCTACATTACTTCGTTTTTTAATAGGACCGCCTAATTTACCTATTGCTAATAATTCTGCATTTTCATTATATAACCCAATTGTAGTTATATATGGACCGAATTCATCATCATAAATAAATTCTTTAGGTAATTGGCCGTTTTCAGAATCTTTTAATATAGACGGATTTAAAGTAAAATTAAATTCTTCTTCATTTATTCTGCAAAGAACTTCATTTTCATACAATGTTAATGTTGAATTCCATTTAATAGTTATACTGCTAGCATCGATAGTATTTGTAGAACTAACATAATTACCTAATAAATTATTATATAAATTTGATTGAAATAATAATCCTTTTGATCCACTTGCTCGTGTAAAACTGCCGTATCTAGGATTAGGATTATTAATTACAATAATACCATCTCTATAAAATATTTTACCAACATTATGAGAATTAGTTAAATTATTAGTAGTGGTAGATATCTGCGAAATTTCTGTACTAGTTAAATATGTATTATATATTTGTACTTCATCTATACTACCTACCATTGATGCAAACGGTGCATTATTATTATGAATATCTAATCCTTTACATCCTATAAAAATATCAGAATCATTAGTAATATTTACTAAATTAGCTGTTGTAGATGATGCTAAAGTTCCATTTAAATATAATTCATATGCAGAACCTGATTTTTGAAATAAACAATGATATGTAGTATTTGCTGTTACAGTTCCTGCTGATAAAGTTTTTAGTGTTGTTCCATCACCTACTTGCGCCGATAACGTTCCTCCCTGTGTTACGTAAATATCATACGGAGTTATATTATTATTAGGTCTCCATATATTTCCAGGAGTTTTACGTCCTGATGAATTTATTAATCCGTAATTTCGAGCTAAACTTCTTTTAGATATTAAATGAGAATTTCTACCATGTCCCGGAGTTGTCGTATCTAATTTAAACCAAAAACTAACTGCGTAATTATCTAATGTTCTAGGATTAAAATACGAAGGCGTTCCGTCTATTCTCACATAACTTTGAGATAAATATAAGCTTTTTCCAAACGGATAATTATTGCTTTTTATAAAAGATTCTTGAATAAATGTATTGTATGTTATTATTTCAGTTGGATATCTAGGATCTGAAATAATATTAGGCGTATCGAATCCTAATCGCAATATTTGATTATTTAAATTAAATGAATTGTCGGTATTAGAATCAACTAAATTACCATTTCCATCGTCAGTAAGACTATATATGCCTATTGTATTTGATGTAATATCAATTTGTACAGATCCAGGTTTTAATTCTTCTCCGAATTTTAATTGAGGTATTGAAATTATTGATGCATATGATTGTAATTCACATGACCCTGACGGGCTTAAAACATGTTCAATATATTCATAAGATTTTTGTAATCCAGTTCCGGCAGGTTTAAATGTTTTTCCGGACCATTTATCTAAATTATTAGGATTATTAATAGATGGTTGTGCATGTCCTGCAAAATTAATTTGTCCATTATAATCATTAAAATATTTATGTTTTAAATTATACCATAATAGGCCTGCAGGAGTAAATTTATAATTCGAATTTAATAAATATGAAGACGAATCATACATGGTTTCATCAGAAAAATCTAAAGACATTAATTTATTTGAATATGAAGATATCGAAGGTTCAATTGCAGTTAAAACAAATATACTTTGTGAAGTTAAATCTGAATATTTGTTTGATGATGTACCAGTATATTCCCAACTTTTATATACTTTAAAAGGAGTTATTGTTTGATCTTCGGGTGGAATTATTTTAAATACGCCGGCCATTATATATTCTTTTATATAAATATCTAAATATGAAAAAGTCCCCTTTTAGAGGGGACTTTCATTTTCAATTGATATTAATCATTAATTAAAAATCTAATTTAACTTTTATCAATGCTTCATTTTGAAATGATTTTTGTACTGGTTTACTTAATTTAGCGACAGCTAGTAATTCTTGATTGTCATTATACATTCCGACAGACGTAATATATGTTTTCGGATCTCCTATAAAAGTGGCTTGAGAAAATTCTCCAACCGATCCGGTAGTAAATGAAGGATTATTTGAAAAATTATATTCACCGTTTTTAACACGTACAAAATAATGAGTGCTATTAATTACTTCTTCATTACGTGCTTGAAATGAATAATCCGTTGAATTAAGTTTCATAGCACCTGATATTGACGTAAATAATTTCCATGCATTATCTCCAGCTACTGATGAGCCCGTAACTGTATTGAACGATGCAGATGCATTAAGCATATTTCCATCTAATATTAACATTCCCATATCCGGGTACGCTAATCCATAATAAACATAATCATTATTTTTTACAAATCCGCCATCATTTAATGTACCAGAAATTATATTATATACTCTTCCAGCTGCAGAAAATCCTACTGATTGATCTGTATCGCCTGAATCATCAATTAATGAATATACTTTATTACTTGCATTAACAGCTACATTTGAACCTGTATATACATTATTAGCATATGACGGTCCGTTTAATTGAGCTATACTAAATTGCCAATTACCTGGATCTAATCTATCACGTAATCTCGAACGATCAAAATTAACTATATAAATTAAATCTGAATTACCGGTAGTACCAAAAGTAAATGTAGTGTCGCCTGGATTTAAAAGTAATTGTTTATATTGCGAATATATTGCTTTTGTAGCGCTATCATTTAATTGTCCTGCTGAATAACTACCGCTACCCAATCTATGCCCGTATGCAACTGAAAATTGTGTACTTGCAACTGAATTAGTAGACGGATTGTCTTTATATACAGCATAATAATATTGTTTTGATGTTGAGCTTTGCGCGGAAGATGTAAACATAGTAGACATACTAGCCGATGCATCGGTAAATAGTCCTGAAGTAACTAACGTTTTTTGATTGGCTACTACATCCGTAGATTGATTAAATGGCGTAAAAATTCTACCAGAACCAGCTATAGTAGCTGCGTTCATTTGATTATTTACCATTTGTTGTGCTAATGCTAATGCCCTTGTTTGTATTGCAGCTTCTAATTCAGCCGCAGTTGTTGTAGGGCTAATTGTATTACCCGAAGACATTTGAGCTGAGTTGCTGGATGATTTATCGCCTATTGCCATATTTTCTTTTATTTATATTGTTTAGTTTGAAGCATCTAATGAGTTAGTGCCGATAGCAGTAGCTATATTAGTTTTTCTTACTGTTAAATTAACTACTACTCTACCTCCCGTTTCATTTCCAACTATCGTAAGGGTAGTAGATTTATCACTTACTAATTGCTGCTTAGCAGTTATTCTAAATTCTAATCCTACTGCAGAAACGCTTTGATTTGTATCTCCGTAGAATGAAGGTAATGTAGGTTGAGCAGTTCCGGTTATTGATACTCCTCTAGTTACTGTTAATGTAGCTACATCTGAATCTGCTAATATTGCAGTATAACCATACGTATTATTTGCTTGATCATAATTGACTGTCGTAGGAGTTATAACTGAATTTTGTCCCGGAGCCGTTAAAATTATAGAAGATTGTCCTACTTGAATTACTGGAATTCTGGCCGTTTTTCTAGGCAATGTAACTAATTTATATCTCATTACTTGACTTTCGTCAGGAAGAGCTTCTACCAAAGGCATATTTTCAATAATAATGCCGTAATAAGAACTTCCTAGCGGATGTGCCGGATTCCATAAATTATAATCAATTTCATCATCAGCTAATGCAAATTGTGTAATTTTAAATGAGTCTCGGCCTTTTGCTAAAAGCTCTCGTCCTTTTTTAGTTAAAATTGCATCAACTGTAATTGAACTATTATCTAAATATCCCATGATTTATATACCTTTTTAATAAATATATGAATGTTAAATTTTTATTATGCTTGAGGCGCTTGAGAAACTGTCTCTGATACACGTCCTGAACCTGCATTAAAATCCTTTGACGTTAATTGTCGTACAGGTAATCCGCTTGTATTAGACCTTGCAGTAGTTATATTATTATTAGAAAATACTATTTGATTTTGATTAACTAATGTAACTTTAACAACCGGGCCACCATCTGTAGTTTCTGCGCTGTTCGCATTAATTGAAGTTCCGTTTAATTTACATCCACGAAATTTTAAATTTTGCAATCCTAATGGAAGAAATAAATGTTTATCGGTTATATCATATGGCCTTATCCTATATTCTAAATACCAAGGATTTACGTATCTAGGATTTTCAGTTTTTACAAAACTAATATTTACAGATCCAGAAGCTTCAATTTCAGCCATAGCTTGTGATGAAGATTTACCTGCAGTATCTACTAAATAATTATATCTGTCGACAAAAGCTTTTGTAATATATCCGTTTAAGTCGACAGATTTTCCAAAATATCGATATTCATATGCATCTCCGTAATAAAACCGTAATATATTTGTTAATGCACGTGTAGCTTTGATTCGTCCGTTTTCAGTATCTCCGTTTAATCTAAATATTTCATAAATCGCACCACCCGTTTGAATAGAAGGTATTGTATCACTTGGAGCTCGCTGCTCACTAGGTATTCTTCCTACTGCCATAATATTTCTTTTATATAAATATTTAATTAGTTATTTTTATGATTGTCCACCTCCTATAGGAGAAGATGCACCATGACCGCCGCCTGTAGCTACTATATTTCCAACTTGATCGCGATCGATATAAATAAATGCATTAACTATACTACCAGAATACGTATTTAATGTATACGAAGAATTTACTGTATCATATCTACCCGCAGTTACAATTGTTTGTATTGGAGTATATGATCCGCTTTCTTGAATTACAAATTTGCCTACATATCTATTTTGAGTCCATGAACTTCCTAATTTATTTAAATTAGAATCAATAGCAGTTATATCAGCATTATCTAAATTTAAACAATCTCCGTTAATATTAGTAGCACTTGCAATATCTAATATCGCGTCAGGTTGTATTAAATAATTACTATCAATTTCAGGTGCAGGAGTTTCTAAATTTCCTTCGTATGTTAAATAAAATCCTTCTTGTACATGTATAGGAGCTTGAATTTCAGCCGTTACATTTGCCATACTATCATCTACAACAGGTTTTACTGTTCTGAAACGTTTACGTTCTAATGCATTAGGCTCAATTAAAAATCCTTCAACAATATTAGCTCTATACGGAATCATGTTTTTAATATATCTAAAAACTGTAGAATCGTATATTGATAATGCTCTAAAAAATGCTTCGAAATCATTTTTATTATCATATTTCAACCAATAATCAGCTGCAAAATCTTCTAATGCTGGATAATGTTCTCCGTATATATCTCCTGGATCTCCTATATAATCATCTATTTCGTAATAACCTAATTGATTAAATATATCTTCGTTAATTGAATCTTGCGGAGAAAAATAAATTCCTAATTTGTTCGAATCTATAGAAAATTTATCAAATGAACTAGCTTCTACTCTTTTATATGGACTTAAAAATCCAGTTAAAGAATTTTGTTCAATACGTACTTTATTTGTATATAAAGAATTTCCTCCTAATGAAGGAGAAGGTGTATAATATGTTTCTTCAAAAGAATCAAATATATTGTTAATTTGATTTGACCCTGATGCATTAACTAACCAAATACCTCCGCCTAATTTAGAACTTAAATTTGTAAACGTATAAGCATCTAATTTTTGATTTGGATGAGAACTTAATTGATATGATCGAGCAAATCCATCAGATGTAGTAGGAGTATCAAATGATGCAGTTAATGTACTAAAATGTTTATTTGATAATGTATATCTTTGAACTAAACGATTATATGGTTCTAATGCTTCATTTCCCGTTAATGCACCTCTATTAACATTATATGTATATGTATTAGGAGAAAGTGCATGTTCATATAATGAAGCAGTATTTAATGATCCACTCCATAAACGAATTTCTTGTATATGACCAGAAAATGGATATGTGTCTACAGTATTAATTGAAGCAGTACCAGGATTTCCCCATCGCATTGCTCCCAAAGTATTAGTATTAATATCGTTTAATGGTAATCCGGGTACTGATAACGAAGCCGTTTGTACTATTTTTCCGTATTTAGTTTTAACGTATTGTAAGTTTGTAGTAGTCGCACCAGATTCTAAATATATTAAATTAAATCCATTATCAAATATATTTGTATTTGCTATTGATGCTACACTAGTTCCTGTACGTAAATATAATGTTCCTTGCGTATCAGTTGCGCTTTCTTTTTTAATAGATACTACTAATGTAGGAGAAATATTAATAGAAGATGAATTATAATAATCTGTATTAGAATCGTAACTAAATAAATTATATTCTTTATTTACTTCGTATATTACTTCGTCATCCGTTCTAAATATAAATTCAATAGCATTAACGCTTTTTGAAAATCCTTTTCCTGTTTTATTAGCAGGTAATACTTGTAAATAATTTTTATATGTACCAGTATTTACTTTATATGCAAATGCAAATTTTTCATGCACGTATTCAGGAAAATGCGTAGCTTCTTCAACAAATGTACTAGGTCCTCCAAATTCTTTTATAGTTAATAAAGTACTAGGAATTCCAAAACAAGACAATAAAGCTTTAATAGATCGATCGGTACCTTTTGTTTTAAGTAAATAAGGTAAATTATTTAATAATCGTCGCCAATATTCTTGAGTAACTTGTCTATCCGGTAACGAATAAACTCCGTTATCTCCTTCTTGATTTAATGATCCAGAATTATCTGTCCCATATACATATTTCCATAATTCTGAAGTAGATCGTCCATTATATAATTGAAATCCTAAAGATTTAGCTGCATGATATAATAAATCATTAGACATTCCGTCTTGCGGATGTTCTTCACGTGAATATATTTTAGACATATGATTTATATACGTCCAAATTATATCATAATGATGACCTAACATATCAATAAATACATTAAAATCTTCATTACCTTCCGTCATACGTATATGTAATGGAACGGCCTTTAATAATCTATGTACGTT